GAGGAAGGTCATCTTTGGCAGGTCTCGCTTCATCTGTCTGATGAAGTCCTCGCCTAAGACAGCCAGGTTCTGGATGCTGGAGCATCTGGAGTAGACCAGAGCATAGGAGCGGAGGGAGTGCAGAACTTTCTCATACTTTTGCACCTGCGACATATAATAATCATATCGCTCTGGGTGAGCAGCCAGCTTGTGTCGGATGCTGTGCAGATGCACTAGGACTGTCTCCATGGTTGCTACCAGTTCCTTGTCTTCCTTTTTTTCCCAGCTCATAAACCAGGAACCTTTTTTGGTCGCAGATGTATCTGAAGTAATGGTCAGACCATGATGGAGACAGCAGCCTCCGAACAACTGCTTGTTTCCACGGTTTGCCGGGAGCGTCTCATTGTTGAGCTGCTCCCAGTCAATAAATTTCGCCTCGTCGATAAAAACATGGTCGAGAGAGAGGGAGTTGGAGGTACCGCTGCGGTCCTGAGAGATGATGTTGAGGTAGCTACCATTATAAAAGGCTACTGTATTCTCCCAGTTCATTGGCTGGAAGTGCGGTTCCTGCCAGTGCAGCGCCTTCCACGGTTTTTTGCCAACGATGTAGTGGACGTCACGCTTGTAACCCCACTCCTCCAGGTGTACCAGAGCAGAGGGGAGAATGTTGGTCTGGCATCGCTTGACCGATGGCGCCACCATTCCCAGGCATGAGCCAGGCATGTGCTGCACGGCATAGAGGATGCGGCCAGCCTCGACCACACCCTTTCCGGTACCACGGCCCCACTCGCAGACCAGCGTCTTAGGCATGAGCTGCAGGACGCGCGACTGCACGTCGTTGAAAAATAACTCCTTAGGTCTTGCTGTCATCATCTGGCGGAAGTTCTTCGAAGTCTGCATCCTCGATGTCCGGCATCGAGTAGCGCTTCTCCATTTTTTTGATTTTTGCACGAAGATTTGGAATCTTCTGCAAACCGATGACTGTCGGATCATCTGTCATGCGGAACTCAACAGGAACAATCTTGTCGAATGCCAGCTCTGGCTCATCAGGCGTGTCTGTGCGGTTGTTCTTGATGCGGTTTTTCTGCATCACGGCAAGCGCCCGGAAGTCGCCGGCAGCCTTGGCAGCCTTGCGGTCCTCATCTATCTCCTGGTTGACCTTCCATCTCCAGAACTCCTTAGAGGCAGCATTGAGGTTGCCGAGCATGACCTGGCAGAGATGAATATCATCGTATGCCTGGGTCTCGCTGACGCCAAACATGGCCTTGTCCTGATCAACCATCTCCCTGACGGTAAAGCGTGGATAGCGCAGCCAGAAGGCGTAGCAGCCACGCAGCCGCTCCACTCTCGCCTTGACGATGGCAGAGATGTGAAGTTCCTGAAGCTCATCCTCGTTGAGAGGCATGTACTTCATGTAGTCATCAATGTTGACTGGTAGACTCATATCTAACTGAGGTTAGCCATAATCTGCGAGAGTTGCGACATGATGGACTGGTAGGCTCCAGGAGAGCCGACCTTGGCGAGCGCTATATTATTGATGCGTAACTCGTTAGCGGTCTCCGCTAAACCTTTGAGGTAGCGGTGTCGATAGGGTGAGCGCGGCTCCTGCAGCTCCAACTGCATGGCCATGGCCTCGTCGGGAGGCAGTTCCATCATGATGGGCACTTCATCGACCGGTGTCATGGTCTTTGCCAGGTCATAGACCGTCTGTAGGTAAAGTTCACTCTCTTCCAGATAGGGGAATTGTTGTCGTATCATCCAGCAAATTATTTAACATGTTATTGAGATTGAGATAAACATCTCTGGCAGTCGTGATGAACGTGCACTCAGCACGGTCACCATAGGTCTGGTTCTGAGATGTTATCACAGAGACTAACCACTCGTTGTTAGCAACGAGCATGACCTTGGAGTGGTTGAGCGTCAGTTTAACTTCATCAAAAGCCTCTGTCATTAAGCGACTTAGCTTTAAAGTTTTACTTGAAGCTTTAATGTCCGCAACCAAAACCGAGGAGTCAACCAACCCTCGCTTGCGAAGGTTGATGACTCCACAGAGGAAGGCATCGGATGTGGAGAAGGTGGTGACGGCAATGTGCGCTGCACCTGTCTGCTCCAGAATCCACCCCAACAGACCAAGGGTGTGAAGACCTTGGCCCAGGAAGACCTGCGAGCTACTCTGCTGAAGTGGCTTCAGGACTTGCTGTATCTGCTTCGCCCTCATCTGTAACCTCCTCTTCTGCACTCTCTGGCTGCTCCTCGCCATCGGCTGAAGCCTGCTGCTCCATGGTGATGCCAGCCTGCTGAAGCTTGGCGATGGTATCAGCGGTGATTTCAGCCTTGGCTGTAATCAAGAGCTGCACACGCTCATTGACCTTTGCTCGCAAGGCATCAGCCTTGTCTGTGTTGCCAGCCTCCACGAATCCAATGAGTTGGTTAAGGTTCTTGGTGATGTAGGAGCGAGCATTGCCTATCTGCTTGGAGATGATGTCAGCTACTGGCTGCTCCTCCGCTTGCTTCTCCTCGGCATCACCCGGCTGGGCATGGTCGTAGACGTCCATGGCCTGCTTGTATGCATAGTACTCCTCCTTGAGCGTAAGGAGCATGCGCTTGAAGTCCTCGTCTGCAGCATGCAAGCCCTCGTATCTGTCACATGACATGTCGTAAGCTTTGCAAGCCTCAAAGTGTTCCTTGATTTTTTTCCAGAGTGCGCAGTTGTTATCCCAGATAGCCTGGATGTTTTCAGGCAACTGGTCATGGTCTGCTCGTTTGCCCTTGGCTACGATGGCTGAAGGCACGATGGAATCGAGGTTTTCAGACTCCACGACCGGAAGATGAGGGGCAAGCTGCTTGGCAATCTTGTCTGCCTCTGATGTCTTGTCAACCGCAGTCTGAAGAACTGGCGTGACTGCCTTGTCATAGTTGCGGACATCATCGATGGTCATGCCTTCGATGCGATAGTTGAGATGCTTCTGCAGCTCATATTTGAGCAACTCGAGTTTGCCCTGTGGGTCGAAGTTGATGAGTTGGTAGAGGTGGCGGTTGTTATTCATCTGAAGGAGGAGAAGCGCTCCCTCCCTGATGTTGGCATCGGTATGCTCGCTATCAAACCACTTCTTCAACTTTTCTGTGAATTTCGGATCATTCATAATAAATAGAAAATTAAAATGGCGAGGCGAGCTCATGTAAGCATCGCCCCGCCACTGATAGTAGTTATGTAGGAAAATCGAATCCCTTGTTAATGGCCGTCTGTACCAGCAGCGACCTCCACTGGTTTGCAATCCTTGCCGCTGATGGTTCCTGCATCAGTTGTGAGGGTACCGTAATAGAATGGAGGCATGGTCTCGCAGCTGACAGAGAGCTCCAGTGTGGTGTTGGTCTCGTCTGCGATGCCTGCACCAGAAGACTGAGAAGGTGTCACGTCGACATCGAATGTATCGTCACCGAACTGGCGAAGCTTGCCGTTGCGCTCAGGTACCATGAAGATGCAATCATCGTTGAGGAGGATGGAAGCCAGTGCTGAAGCTTCCTCCTCTGTTCCTGGGAGGATGAGAGTAGCCTTGAGGTTCATTGTCTTGCAGCCATGCTCACCCTGCGCCTCTGGCGAGAAGGAACTCTTGTCTGTGACGAAGGCTACCTTAAACCAGACCTTGTCAGCCTGAATGGTGTGGTTATCCTTGATGACGAGATAATCCTTGAGTGAGGTGGCAGCCTCCTTTTGCGGCTCAGCTAACTTGGTGATGTAACGACGTGGAATGAAGAAGCCGTAGGCTCTGGTACCCGGCAGTCGCTTCTCTCCAGGACACTTCAACACATCCTCATAAAGGTCTGTGGTTGAAGCACATGTTTTCTTAGTTGCCATATATCAATATATAATATTATGTATAACCATGGACAGCTATCCCTTACTCTGCAGGGATAGTGTCATAACCGAAGAGGATGCGTTCCTTGGAGATCGACTCGAACTGAGTACCGAAGTACATGGTTGCCACGAAGTCAACCAGGAAGTGAGAGTCAAGAGAACTCTCTACACCAAAGTTTGCCTTGTCGCCCTCGGTAGCCAAACCGATGAGCATGTTGCGGCCAGGAGTGATGATCTTGTAGCCCGCAGGAACGTTGTCAAGACCCACGAGGGTGCAGTTGCTTGCACCATCCATCTTGTTGTGGTTGAACTCGTTGTTCCAATTGACACTTCCGTACTTGTCGCGATAACAGCGGCGGTAGAGCGTGAGTTCATGGCTGTTCATGAACATGCATGTATTGATGCCCTGCAGTTTAGCATCGGCAGCATCATAGAATGCTTCGACAGCATCGACTGCGTTGACACCAGTCATCGCGGTTGTATTGAAGAGGTTGCCCTTTCCGACAGAAATCGCCTCTGCCTTGATGTCTGCATCGGAGATTGTCTTGAAGCCATCAGCGAGGTCTGCGGTACCAGAGCCAGCTGAGTTACGCTTCATGGTGAAGAGGTTCTTGAAGAGTGCTTCACCTATCTTGCCTGCCAGGAACATGCCAATCAGTTTGGTGATAGGCTGGTTTTTGAGCGCATCACCCTGGAAAACATTGGAGCCCAAGATAGACTCACGAACAGCATTTGGTTCAAAAGGCTTGACGCATGAACCAAGGAATGTCTCCAAGGTACGGCCTGTGATGGTAACGCCATTCTCATCCTTGCGAGTAAGAGAGTATGGCCCGAGCTCCATGTCGCCTGCGAGCTCTCCGACAGTCTCCTTGCCACGAACGCCAACGCGTCGGCTCATGAATTTTGCAGCCTCGTCAAGAGCGCGTACCGGCATCTGAATGATGTCCTTGCGGTACTTAGCGAAGCTGGTCTTCAGAGAATCAGGAGTAATCTGAATTGTATTTTCTAAAGCTGCCATTTTAATTGATCTGCTTCAAAGCATTGAATATTACGCCAGGGTCTACATTGTCAACCTCTGGTGTGACGTCATCATGGGTATCAGAACCCGGTGCGCCCTTGAGATTTTTGATCTCCTTATCCTTGTCCTGGATATCCTTGTCCTTCTGCTCTACCTTCGCCTTCAGGTCCTTGACCTCCTGGCTAGCTTTGTCGAGCTCAGCGGACTTGTCATCCAAGTCCTTCTGTTTCTGGGCAAGAGCATCCTCGATTTTCTGCATCTCTGCATCGGTGAGAGTAATCTTCTCATCGTTAACCTCAAAATCCTCCTTACGATTGAGGAGGGTCTGAAGATTGAGGAATTTTTTCTTCATGTTAGAAATTTGTGTATTATTCTTGAACATATCTCTGAGTGAGGCGGCAACCTTCTCGAGAAATGTTTTTGACGGCTCGTCATTAGCGGTCGCTCCAGGCAATGGTGGCAAACCCATGGTGCAGCAGACAGCATTGGTGAAGCGCTTGGAGAGATTGGTCTGACGCTTCTTGTCTTCGTCATCAAGATCTCTGATCTCATCTACGAGGCCCAACTCTAAAGCTTGCTCCGGACGCAACCAATTCTCCTTGTCCATCTGCTCCAGCATCTCTTCGCTGGTTTTGCCTGAGCGCTTGGCATAGACGGAAGCAATCACCTTGTCGATGGTGTCGAGGCCGTCGCGCTGCTTCTGCCACTCCTTGATGATTTCATCAAGTTTCTGCTTGTTAGCTGACTCCCAGACAGCAACTCCCGTGGAGGCATTGTGAATGAGCATGGTGCTGCCGACTGACATGTCAACATGCTTGGCACCCATACACAAGACTGTAGCGATGGAAGCAGTCATGCCCAATATGTGGACGTTAACATGCCCATGATCCTTGATAAGTTGATAGATGGTCAAGCCTTCATCAACATAACCACCCGGCGAGGAGACGGCGATATCCACCTCCTCGTCCGGATGAGCGTCAAGGTAGGCCTTGACATCCTTGGAACGTGTACCATAGGTGCCCGACCACCAGTCGTAGCCGGCTCCGATGGTACCGCATATCATCATTCCGTATTTCATGCGCTTATCTTTTTTGATGCAAAGATAATATGGCAATTGCCAACGGAAAAATACGTAAATCAGGCTATCAACGGTGCTTTTCGGGTGCTCCCCCACAGAACCGTGTATTCGATCATGGCAGAAGTACCAAGGGAATCAGGGTGGACATCAGACATATTAATAATAGGATATGGCCGTTCCCTGTTGCCAATGAGATAGCGTTTGCCCTCGATGGTGGTGACCAGATAGGCATAATTGCCGCTCATGTCCAGGTCTTCGCGGCATGTACGGAAGGTGAGTTTATGGGTGTAGAAACGCACACCATCCTCTATTTTGTCGGTTATTTCCAGTTTGGCAGGCTTCTGACACTTAACGACCGGCCAATCATAACTCTCGGGAATGTCAAAAGTGAGGTTGCCTAGCAGTGTATCGAAAGGCAACTCGCTGACAGGAATGCGCTGCACGCAGCAGATATAACTAAGTCTTTTCATAAGCTGTTAAAATTTCGCGTCTGTTCGCATCTGTTCGCACCTGTTCGGTGTTGAACAAAAACAGGGCTATAGTAGATGAGATTTTTTCATGAAAAATCGTCTTTTTTGCATCTTTTAAGATTAAAAAGATTGATGCCTTTCTCCTGATAGGCCTTGCGCATGCGATACCATTTCATGCGGATGGTCTCTGCATACTCAATATCAATACCCTGCTGTTCACACCAGGACCTGAATGCAGACATCTTCTTGCACGACATGTCATTGAGGTCACCGAGGTCACTCCACATGTTTATGCGGAAGAGATCGTTGATGCTTTCGGTGAGTGCCTGCTTGGCATGACCGTTAAGGAAGTTGTATGTTTCTGGGCTTTTAGACTTGGAGTAAGGTATGCTAATTGCAACATCTCGCTCTCCAGGTTGCTCTGGTTGGTTATTGACTGGGCGCTTCGCGAGGAACCGGCGCAGAACAGCATTCTCGTTGCTGCAGGACGGGAATTCCACGGGATCGCCGAAAGAATGGGTGAGCCATTGCTTCAAGTATGGCTCTACCTGTACATAAACTACGAATTTACTCATATTTTGATTTTTAAAAACACCGCAAAATTAGGAAAAATAATCGATATAATCCTACGTTTCTAGGAAAAGTTATCTGCTTTTCGCTAAAAATCCTTGTTTTTAGGGAAAAAGCTGCAATTAAAAATCAAGGAACCCATTTTTGGGCAATTCATTTGTGGCAATTGTGGCAAAAATGTTAAGTGCTTGATTATTAATATTATAAGTCTTTTCTTATTGACACAAATATATAATAGAATTGCCACATTGCCACAACCTTTGCCACACTTCTCTTCTCGTTGCCACAAATTGCCACAATATTGCCACAAGCACACAACTTCTTAACTCTCTGATAATCAGCGATGCACTAATTGCCACAAATGCCACATTGTTTTTAAGTCGCGTGTGAGTTGTCGGAAAAATCACGGAACACCAACAAAAAAGCCCCCAGAGGAATCTCTTCCCCTGGAGGCTACGATATGATCTAAACAAAAAACTTATTTCCACTATAGTGGCGAAGGTTCCAGACCTAGAGCCTTCTGCTCAGCATCTGTCATGACATAGGTATCCTTAGTCTGTTTCTGCTCACCATCTACCTCTGTGTCAAGATCGATGCCATATCTGTTTGACACCATGGTATAGTCAAAACAGAGAGGCCTGTCTTTATAATATAACTTCTGACGACCAGTGATTGTACCATTGGCATCTGTCTTCTCTACTGTCTCCGGCAAACCGCTCGGAGTGAACTTGATAAATCGCTCCGGGTTTTTGGTAGAACCATAGAAGTCAGCACCAATCTGCAGGTAGTGAAGGAGTGACTCCTTCGGCAGAAGGTTTTCATCCATCTGCCTTCCCAGTTTGCGGTAGACTGCCATGGTGATGTCCTTGCGAATCATGAGGATGCTCTTCGGCATCGCCCAATTGTCAATCTTGACTTTATTGGTGGTCAATGCGCCAACTGTCTTAATCTTGAAGTCCTGGTCCATCTTCAGCTCACCCATCTGTACTGCAGCATTGACAATATTCCAAAAGCCAGCGACCTCGTCGGTGGTGTTGCACATTGCATTCTGATTTTTTATGCCTCTCACTACTACCTGAAGGAGATCCTCATAGGTATATGGGAAGTCGATGTAGTCTTTTATTGCCAGGTATGCGGCCACTGGAACCTTCCAGTTAGTCATGATACGGTCAAGGATGCTGTCATTCTCCAGCCTGCTCTCGAGGTCTTCAGATGCTTTCTTCCAGGAGTTGCCGAATGCAGCCCGGAATTGCTCTCGATGCTTCAGCAGTTGGATGGTGATGTGAGTTGCACCTATCTGCCTAAATCTTTCGAGTTCCTCGAAGTTCTGCTTCTCCTCTCGAGTATGCTCGCCCTTATTAAATGTGAGATAGATGAGTCGGGAGAAAAGGGCGATGTCCGCAGTCGGCATCTCCTGACCAGTCAGGATGATGCCGGAATCAACCTTAGCCTGCACCAGCCTCTTGTCTTTGTCCATGTTCATTTTAGTACGGCCAATACCATTCCACAAGTCCTTCAGCCACTCTACCTTGTTTTGGGCGATGGAGTTCTTGTACTCGTCGATGTGTACCAGGGCATCGCTAACGCCTCCGACATAGTCGGAGAGTGCCGGCATGGAAGCATTGGTTATGGACAACGGCTCATACTTGGTCTCATACTTATAGAAGAAGTTCATGAGAGTCGCAGCAAACTCTGTCTTACCGCAGCCCTTTGGGCCGAAGGCATTGAGGAGCGGGAAAGAACGGCTCTTGCCGATGACAATGTCACGGAAGAGGGTCGCTATATAGAAGCATAGGCCCACCTTGGCGTTGTCACCGAAGACCTCCACCACCTTTGTGAAGAAATCACTCTGTGATGTAGGGTTATCCACTATTTTCTCATGCCGGAATTTTTTCTCACTCACGTACAACTCTCGGCTATCTTTATTGAGCTTGCTCATGGCAGGCAGGTAGAACTTGCCTGCGGTCAAGCGCAGAATGCCCATGTCGTCGATGGGAAGCCAGCTGCCATCCTCGATGGCACCATTGCAGAAGGCATAGAAGCCTTCGCGCTGCCAGCCCAGCTGCTTGATAGGGTCTGCAGTCTCAGTTACCTTGCCCAGGTACCCGAGCAGCTTGATGAGCTGCTCATCCTTGGCCATCCAAATGTAATCGCCTATACCGAATAGGCGTTTGCGCAGGGTGGAACTGGAAGTGATCTCATCCATGTTCAGCTCAATGAGGCGTGAAGGTTCCTCTCCGTTATTCTTGATTTCAAAGAGGCGAACCGGGTTGAAATCATCACGAATATGGAAGAGAGGTTTCAACTTGAAGTTGGACCATTGAATTTCGTCTCCGTCCTTGTTGGTACCCCAATAGCTATTGTCATGTTCTGTGAATCCGAACTCACGAAGCATCTTGATGTCACCCTTGCGCTCCTTCTCCTGTTTGGCGCTCAGTTCCGACTCCTTAGCTCGCTTCAGCGTATCCTTCCATTCTCGGCTATGCTTATACATAGTGCATAATCCGGTCAGATAGCTTGTGCGCAGGTCTTCGTCACGGATCATCATCAGCAGGGAGCAGATATCAGCGATAGCCTTCAGGCGGTCCTCTGTTGTCATCTGCTCGATATCATCAGCTGTTGGCCAATATCTTCTGCGGCAGAACCAGTAGATGAACTCCTCTTCCTTCATCTGCTGAAAATGCGCCTTGTCAACAATCCAGGAGTCCGGATCTTCTTTCTTAGGTGCCGGATAGTCAATAGGAATTTCACGGACGTTGACAGTGAATCCGGCTGCCAATGCCTCTCGACCATTCGCGAAGACATTGGCGGTACCTGCAGGCCACTCGTTGCCTGGCTTCAGCGTGTCAGCATCCGGAATAAATGTGACCGTATGGCTGATGTGATAGAGTTGTTTCAGCTGGTTCTCTGTCCACGCTCCGCCCAGTGAGGCTACTGTATTGAGGATTTCAAGCGATTGCAGCTTGACAACATCAGGTGCGCCCTCTACCAGGTAGAATTTATTTTTCAGTCTCGCCTCCTTTTGCGCGAAATTGATGCCGAAAACAGACTTGTCCTTAGCATACACCAAGCTATTCTTAAGATTGAGATACTTGCATATATCCTTATCATCGGACATTGTTCTAGCCGTGAAGCCAATGACATTGCTCATCTTGTCATAGATAGGTATTGTGTATCGGTCACGGAGCATGGCATATTTGCCACGCTCACCTATACCGATGAGACCGACCTGCTCCAGGAGGTCGAAGTCAAGACCCTTACGCATAGCCCATTCGATAAAACCATCTCGTGGAGCGTAACCTATTCCGAACCTCTCAATAGCGTCAGCTCCCCATCTTTTGCGGACGGTCTCACGTGCCTTGTTTGCTGCAGGGTTGACCTCATGTATGCACTGCACATAGAACTCTTGCGCATAGCTGAGTATTATCTGCAGAGACTCTTTTTCTTTCTGCTTCTCCTCATCCTCCTTGCTCGGCTTGTAATCGTCTTCTATGTCTTCATTGAGATATTTTTTTGCAAGTTCCTTGCAGGCGATAGGAAAAGGGAGATCATTCTTCAGCTTTCGGTAGAGGCTTATCACATTTCCACCGCTATGGCATCCACCATAGCACTTCCATGTGTTGGTACCTGTATCAACGAAAAATGAAGGAGTGTTCTCTTTGTGGAATGGGCAACATGCCCAGAGCTTCCCTCCCCGCTCCTTGCTGAAGGTTATACCTTCATCGATTGCGACGTCTCGAATTGAGACATCGCTTATAATTCTGTCAATGTTCTCTTGTTTGATCATATCTTTATATTTTGTGCTGCAAAATTAACTTAGAACTTCCGAAAAAGAAAGTACTAAGATAACCTGCGCATGAACTTATCAATGTCTTCATTGACAAAGTAGCGAATCTGACGCTTATAGGCGTAGTCTCGCTCCATCATCAACTGCTGGAGGATGCCCTTATATTTGCCCCCCCGCTTGTCGAATGCCGCTCTAATCTCGCGGTCTGTCCAAAACTTAATTCTATTCCTCATAACTTCGGTTTATAAAATGAACATTTTGAGTTGGCCATAGAACATACCTCTTATATCCGTCACATTCGCTGTACAGCTTGCGGTGTGAACACCCCCAGAACTTGCAGGTTCTGCCACTGCTGCGGGCACATGTATTGTGACACTCTACGAATGTCTTGGCTTGTTTCTCCTTCTTCTTTTTCATAATTCTATATCAAACCATGGTAATCTGACAGATTTGGATATTGGATCCAATTTTGATACCTGCAGACATTGCCCATTGTCTAACCACCAATACTCCATGACTTCATTAATACACATGTATGCTAAAATGCCATAATCATTCTGCACATAAAAATCTTTATTCTCTAATGTTGCGAATCTAGAGATTAATAATATAATTTTGGCTTTTATATCTTTACTGCTCATAGAATATGCATAAAACAATAAATTTATACTCCACATAAATTCTAAAGCAACTGCACCAGGAGCCAT